GACGTGTGCTCTTCCGATCTCAGAAGGTGCGGATATAAATAATTTAACACAAGTGCATTATAGCACAGAAAGCGAGAAGGAACAATGACAAAAGAGTTTTTATTACAGTGCGAAAAAAAAATAGAAGAAGCATACAAATGTGCAGCAATCAATCAGGGAGATAAAGTAAACGATATTGTTGGGGAAGTATGTAGGGACATTCTTCTTAAAATATCAGATAGTGTAACACCTGTTTCTGAAGGAACACTACCTTATATCGTAGCATCTCTGAGAGTATTAGCGAACGCATTGTCCAAAGAATTAGATCCTTTAGATAAAGAGATTTCAAAAGCAGTACAGTGGCGAATGACGACAGAGTGTGGGTTTAAGAAACAAGTAGAAAGGATATAAACGATGAAGGAAGATAGATTGCTGATCAGTCGTGAAGTATACGATGAATTAGCCGCATCTTATGAAAGGGTTGAAACTCTTGTCCGGCTGCATAAAGCTGGACAGGATCTTGATACAAACCTGATCTTTCAGATCTTAGGGATCGGGTATCTATTAAATAAAGAAAAATTAGGAGGACATAACAATGGAGATCACAGTAAACGTAACAGGGCTTGACAATCTGGCAAATGCCATCTTTGCACTTGCAAAGGCCGCAGGAAACTGCAAAGAGGAAACACAAGTAGATGCAACAAAGGTAGCACCCGTAGTGCAGCAGGCAGTCGCACCAGCGGAAACAGCCGCACAAACAACTACAACTGTACCGAGCACACTACCAGTACAGAATGTACAGCCAGTACCAACAACACAGACCGCACAAACGGCACCTACAGTTAGTCCAGTGCCAACAGCTACAGCAACCCCTACATATTCGATGGAGCAGTTGGCAGTCGCAGCGACAGGTCTGCTCGATGCCGGAAAGATGCAGGATGTCCAGAATACGCTAGTGTCTTTAGGTGCACAGACTCTGATGGATCTGCCGCAGGAGAAATATGGGGAGTTTGCATCTGCGATCAAAGCGATGGGGGCGGTGATCTAAGATGGCCAAGAAAAGAAAACATGCTTTGTTATCAGCAAGCGGAGCGGTGCAGTGGATTCACTGTACTCCTTCCGCAAAATTGTGTGATGAGCTTCCAGATACAGAGAGTTCTTATACCAAAGAAGGAACTCTGGCACATGAAATCTGTGAGTTAAAACTGACAGCAGATTCTTTAAAGACTGGAACTTATACCAGAAGAATGAACAAGATTAAAAAGAATGAGCTGTATCAGGAAGAGATGCAGGGATTCACAGATCAGTATGTTGATTATGTGGAAACACTCAGTAATAGCCTTCCTGAAAAACCATATATGGCGGTGGAAAAAAGAGTTGAGTTTGACGAGTACGTGCCGGAGGGATTCGGTACTGCAGATTGCATCTTGATCTGTGGGTCAGTTATGCATGTGATTGATTTTAAGTATGGAAAAGGTGTTCCAGTAAATGCAGGTGGAAATCCACAGATGGGATTGTATGCGTTAGGAGCCTTAAAAGCTTATGGGTTTTTATATCCGATCGAGGACATTTTTTTTCATATCGTGCAGCCAAGACTCAATAACTTTTCCACATGGAAAACGAATAAAAGAGAGTTGACAACATGGGGCAATGTCGTAGTCAAACCGAAAGCTGAATTAGCTTACAAAGGAGAAGGAGAGTTTCGTTCCGGTGAACACTGCAGATTCTGCAAAGTCTTAAACTGCAGACAGAGAGCTTATGACAATCTGGAACTTCTGGAAACCTATGAAACAAAACTTCCACCGGAGCTTTCAGACGAAGAGGTGGGAGAAGCCCTTGCAAAAGCAGAACAGTTGGTTGCCTGGCATAAAAAATTAAAGTCCTATGCACAGACAAAACTGATCGATGGCGGAGAGATCCCAGGATGGAAGATCGTTGAAGGCAGAAGCAATCGTATGATCACAGATTACGAGAAGATGGCGGATGTTCTGGAACAGAATGGATATCCAAAAGAAACTCTGTATGAAAGGGCACAGCTTACCCTGACAGATCTTGAAAAGATGGTCGGAAAGAAAGACTTCCAGACAATCTGCGGGGAGTTCATCCAGAAACCAAATGGGAAGCCAACACTTGCACCGGAATCTGATAAACGTCCGGTCTATAACCCGAAAACAACAGCAGCAGAAGATTTTAAATAAAAGGAGTAAAAAACTATGAGTAATACAAAAGTAACAACAGGCGAAGTAAGATTTTCATTTCCACACGTATTTCAGCCACATGCGAACAATCCAGGACAGGAAGAAAAATATTCTGTGACGATCCTGATCCCTAAGACAGACACAGCAACGATCAATGCGATCCAGGCAGCAATGCAGGCTGCAGCACAGGAAGGTGTCTCTACAAAATTCAATGGTCAGATGCCGGCAATGCTGAAGAACCCGATGCATGATGGAGATGGAACAAGACCAAACGGAGAACCATTCGGAGAAGAGTGTAAAGGACATATGGTCATGACAGCATCCAGTAAACAGAGACCGGAAGTTGTCGATGCAAACTGTCAGGCAATCTTAAATCCTGCAGAAGTATATGCCGGATGCTACGGAAGAGTTTCCTTAAACTTCTTTCCATATAATACAAACGGAAACAGAGGTGTTGGATGCGGACTGAACAATGTCCAGAAAACCAGAGAAGGAGATCCATTAACAGGAAGAACAACAGCAGCGGAAGACTTTGGACCAATGCCACAGGCAAATGTCCAGACCGCAGCAGTTCCGCAGATGAACACACAGGCTGCAGCTACACAGCAGAGTGTGAATCCTGTCACTGGAATTAATCCGATCACAGGGGCTCCGATCAATGGCAGCGGAGTTATGGGATTATGATCCCGTGCAAGAACATCCTGCATATCGATATCGAGACTTATAGTAGTGTAGACATTGCAAAGTCCGGGCTGTACAAGTACGTGCAGTCTCCGGACTTTCAGATTCTGCTGTTTGCTTACGCTTACGATGACGGACCTGTTGAGATCATAGATCTTGCACAGGGGGAGAAACTTCCAGAAAACGTGATCAATGATCTGAAAGCACCGGCAACGATCAAGATGGCTCATAACGCAAACTTTGAGATTAATGCATTAAGTCAGTTCTATGAGATCTGGCCGGATCAGTGGCAGTGTACGATGATCCATTCTCTTTACTGTGGGTATCCGGCATCCCTTGCAGGAGTTGGGAAAGCAATGGGATTTCCACAGGAGAAGCAAAAGATGGCAGTTGGAAAAGCACTGATCCGTTATTTTTGTGTACCATGCAGGCCTACAAAGAGAAACGGCGGACGCACAAGAAACTTTCCTGAACATGATATAGAGAAATGGAACCTGTTTAAAGAATACTGCAAACAAGATGTGGAAGTGGAACGTGCGATCGAGGATCATCTAAAGGATTATCCGGTTCCAACGCAGGAATGGACCAACTGGCATTATGACCAAGCTATTAATCAACAGGGGACTCAGGTGGACCTTGCACTGATCAATGGGGCATTGGAATTAAGCGATCAGGCAGCATTAAAGCTTGGAAATGATATCCGTCGTGTTTCTGGAATCGATAATCCGAACAGCGTTGCACAGTTAAAACAATGGTTATCTGATCAGCTTGGAAAAGATATCGATAAGTTAGGAAAAGAAGCAGTGAATGAACTGCTAGAAGCGCCACAAGTAAAAGCAAACCCCGCAGTTTATTATGTTCTGAAGAAACGTAAAGAGATGGCCAAGAGTTCCGTGAAGAAATATACAGCTATGGAAAACGCGGTCTGCAAGGATGGAAGAGTCCGTGGATTATTACAGTTTTATGGTGCAAACAGAACAGGAAGATGGGCAGGACGTCTGGTACAGGTCCAGAACCTTCCAAGAAACTATATTCCGGAGTTGTCACTGGCAAGGAATCTGGTGAAACAGGAAAATGCAGCGATGCTGGAACTGACTTATGGCAGTCTGCCAGATACGATCTCACAGCTGATCCGGACAGCATTTGTTCCAAGAGAGGGATATGAGTTTGCCGTTGCAGACTTTTCAGCGATCGAAGCGAGAGTGATCAGCTGGTTAGCTGGAGAGGATTGGAGACTGGAAGTCTTCCGTACCCACGGCAAGATTTACGAAGCTTCGGCATCCAGTATGTTTAACGTACCGATCGAGAAGATCAAAAAAGGAAATCCGGAATATGCACTCAGGGCAAAAGGAAAGGTCGCAGAATTAGCCCTCGGATACCAAGGCGGTACCGGAGCATTGATCCAGATGGGGGCATTAAGGATGGGACTTACGGAAGAAGAACTTCCGGATATCGTACACCGATGGAGGACAGCGAACAAACGGATTCAGGATTTCTGGTATACGGTAGAGAATTGTGCGATCGAGACGGTAACACTCGGAACAACAAACCAGATCCAGCATGGGATCACGTTTATGAGAGATGCAGATTATTTTATGATCAAACTTCCTTCCGGGCGATGCTTATTTTATCCAGATCCGCAGATCGGAGAGAATGCATGGGGAAACAAGAGTATCACATACATGGGCATCGATGGAACGAAAAAATGGCAGAGACTTGAAACGTACGGTGGGAAACTAGTCGAGAATATCGTACAGGCAGTGGCAAGAGATCTGCTGGCGAATGCGATCCGAAATATGTTATTCGGTGGCTATCTTATTAACTTTCATATCCATGATGAGATCATAGCAGAAGTACCAAAAGGTTCTGATCTGACACTGGAGAAAGCCATCGACCTGATGTGCAAGGCCCCAGAATGGGCAGAAGGGTTGCCATTAAATGCAGATGGATTTACAGGAGATTTCTATAAGAAAGAGTAGGAGGAACGGCATGTTTCAGAATGACTTAAAAATTAAAATATCAACGGGAAGCAGCCGAAGATCAAAGACCTGGCTGAAGCAGGAGATGTACTGGTCTGATTTTGTGGAGAAGCTTGAACATCCGATCAGAACAGAAGAGACTCTGGCAGAATATATGGGTTACCGCAAAGCGAAACAGGATGAGATCAAGGATGTCGGTGGTTTCGTTGGTGGGGAACTTTCCGGAGAACAGCGAAGAAATGAAAATGCCGGTTATCGCTATCTGATTACATTAGATGCCGATCATATAAAGCCGGGTGGAACTGATGAGGTGATCGGCATCTTAGAAAACCTTGGTTGTTCTTATGTGGTCTACAGTACCAGGAAGCATGAAGAAGCAGCACCGCGACTTCGAATCATTCTGCCACTGGATCAGCCAGCTTCTCCAGATGAATATGAGCCGATCGCGAGACGTGCTGCAGAATATATCGGAATGGGCATCTTTGACCCGACAACTTTCGAAACAGTCCGATTGATGTACTGGCCAAGCTGCAGTAAGGACAGTCAGTATCGATTCTGCTATGCAGACAAGCCGTTTTTAAGTAAAGACGGAATGCTTGCAACATATGATAACTGGAGAGATATCACACAGTGGCCGGAAGTGCCAGGAGCGGTAAAGCTCCGTGACCGCAGTATCAAAAAACAGGGAAATCCATTAGAAAAGAAAGGAATCGTCGGTGCATTTTGTAAGACCTATACAGTAGAGCAGGCAATGGATGCGTTCTTAGGTGGTATCTATGAGCCATGTGATATGCATCCGGGCCGCTATACCTATACAGAGGGTTCGACAGTTGGCGGAGCCGTGTTATATGAGGATGGATTATTCTTATACAGCCATCATGCCACAGATCCTGCAGGTGGAAGATTATGCAATGCATTTGATCTGGTCCGGATCCATAAGTTTTATGAACTTGATTATGGATCAAAGGAAGGAACGCCGATCACAAGGCTTCCATCCTTTTCTGCAATGTGTGAGTTTGCGATGGAACAGCCAAATGTTGCAAAAGTCATTACTGCAGAACGATATGAACGCGCACAGTCCGAATTTTCACAGGATATATCAAAAGAAGATCTTGACTGGATGGAAAAGTTAAGCTGCAGTTCACAGACAGGAATGCCGAATAAGACGATCGATAACGTGCTGATCATTCTGGAGAACGATCCAAATTTAAAGGACCGATTATATCATGATGAATTTGCGAACAGAGCAACTGTCTGCAGACCGATGCCGTGGGAATTTCATCCCGAGTTTCCTTATAAGGATCGTGCATGGACCGATGAAGATGATGCCGGATTAAGGCATTACATGGAAAAGACTTACGGGATCACAGGAGAAAAGAAGATATTAGACGGCATGGCAATCTATGCAAACCGACATAAAAGACATAAGATCCGAGAATACCTTACAAGCCTTAACTGGGATGGAGTCAGACGATTAGATACGCTATTGATCGATTATTTCGGGGCAGAGGACTCTGAATATGTACGTGCGGCAACAAGAAAGACTTTGTGCGCTGCGGTTGCCAGAGCCATGCATCCAGGATGTAAGTTTGATTATATGCTGATCCTGTCCGGAGCACAGGGTGTTGGAAAGAGTACATTCTTTTCGATGTTAGGCAAGGACTGGTATTCCGATTCAATGAGTACATTTGAAGGGAAAGACGCGGCGGAGATGGTGCAGGGCTACTGGATCATTGAAGCTGGAGAGTTAACTGGATTTAACAGATCAGAGATGAATGCAGTCAAACAGTTCTTAAGTAAGAAAGAAGATGTTTATCGTATGCCGTATGGACGCAGGACTGCGAATTTTCCACGAAACTGTATCATTGTAGGAACTACGAATGATAAAGAGTTCTTAAAGGACAGAACGGGAAACAGAAGATTCTGGCCTGTCGGACTCGGAAAACAGAAACCGAAGAAGAATATCTTTCAGGAACTGCCGGCAGAAGTCGATCAGGTATGGGCAGAAGCAGCTGCGAGATGGATGTTAGGAGAGCCGCTGTATATGTCCGGGGATGTCGCTAAAGTGGCACAGGAGAAGCAGGAAACTTACAGAGAAGCATCTCCAAAAGAAGGTGTGATCAGAGAGTTCCTAGAGAAGAAGATTCCAACAGATTGGAGGGAAAAGAGTCAGGCACAGAGAAGATCATTTTTCAATAGTGAATTCCAAGTAAAGGATGAGAGCAGTATGGTTGAACGTGATCGAATATGTGCGGCTGAGGTCTGGTGTGAGTGCTTTGGCGGTGATCTCAAACAGATGCGAAGACAGGATACGATAGAGATTAATGGCATTCTAAATTGTATCGACGGGTGGCAACGCATATCGTCTGTAAGGTTCGGTCCATATGGGACACAGAGAGGATATACGCGTGTAAACAGAGTGTTGACAGATTAAAAAGTAAACATACAATATTTGGAAACGTAAACAAGAGAAACATTCAGTAAACAGAGCCTTGATTACAAGAAAAATGGCTTAAATCCTATATCTAATGCCGATATAAACATTGTAAACATTAAATTATATATAAATAAAATATAAAGGGTAATGGTATAGTAGTACCCCATGTACGCCTATACACGCGTATATATAGGGGGACAATGTAACATTGATTACAAGCAAAGGAGAATGATATGAGAGAAAGCAGTATAGAATCCAAGTTCAGGGATGAAGTAAAAAAGGTCGGTGGTATGGCGTATAAGTTTGTATCCCCGGGCAATGCCGGAGTACCAGACAGGGTTGTAATCCTTCAAGGCGGAAAATCTGGATTCGTAGAATTGAAACGCCCAGGAGAAAAAACAACACCGCTTCAGAAAGTTCAGATCCGTAAGATCTTGGCGACAGGATGTTATGCAACCGTTCTTGATAACAAAAAAGATATTGACCGAGTGATCTGGGAGATCGAAGCATGGAATCCCGGCAAGGCCCTGGACAAGATCACAGAGTTAGAACAGAGAGGCATGATATGAGATTTGTACCACACAATTATCAGCGATACTGCATTAACCGCATGATCACAGATCCGGTCTTAGGATTGTTTCTTGACATGGGACTTGGAAAGACAGTGATCACACTGACAGCAGTTAATGATCTGAGGTTCAATCGGTTTGCAGTCCGGAAAGTTCTTGTCATCGCACCGAAGAAGGTTGCAGAAGATACATGGACAAGAGAATCACAGAAATGGGATCACTTAAAGATGCTTCGGGTGATCCCGGTCCTTGGAAGTATCAAACAGCGGATCAGAGCGATCAACACACCCGGCGATATCTGGGTGTTATCAAGAGATAATGTCTCATGGCTGGTTGATTATTACAAAAATGACTGGCCGTTTGACATGGTGATCATCGATGAGTTGTCGAGCTTTAAGTCCAACAAAGCAAAACGATTCCGAAAATTAAAAAGTGTCAGGAGTCACATCCACCGGGTCGTAGGGCTTACAGGAACACCGACTCCGAACGGACTGGAAGACCTGTGGGCACAGATCTATCTTCTGGATGAAGGAAAACGACTAGGAAAGACTTTAACCGGATACCGTGATAATTACTTCACACCGGGAGCAAGAAACGGAAATGTGATCTATGAGTACAATCCGAGGACATGGGCAGACGAAGAGATCAATGAACGGATCAAAGATATCTGTATCTCCATGAAAGCAGAGGATTATCTGGAATTACCAGAACGGATCGATAATGTCCGTCATATCAAACTTCCAGATAAAGCAAAGAAGCAGTATGAAGAACTGGAGAAGACGATGATCGCGGATATCGATGGGGAGACTATTGACGTTACAAGTGCAGCGGCTTTAAGCAATAAACTTTTGCAGCTTTGCAACGGAGCTGTCTATGATGCAGACGGTATATACCATGAGGTGCATGATGAGAAGATCGAAGCCTTAAAAGAGATCATCGATGCAAATGCAGGAAAAGGAATTTTAGTGTTTTATAACTTTAAGCATGACAAGGCACGGATCCAGAAGGCTTTGAAAAAGAGCAAGCTTCGGATCGGGGAGTTAAAGAATCCGGACAGCATCACAGCCTGGAACAATGGGCAGATGGATATCCTACTTGCACATCCGGCAAGTGCAGCATATGGATTAAACCTTCAGGCAGGTGGGCACATCATTGTCTGGTTTGGACTTAACTGGTCATTGGAGTTATACCAGCAGGCAAATGCCAGACTGTACCGGCAGGGACAGAAAGAGAATGTTGTGATCCATCATCTGGTTACTGCCGGCGGATATGATGAGAATGTCATGGATGCACTGGAAGCAAAAGAAGTTACACAGGATTCGTTCCTGGATGCCTTAAAGGCAAGGATCAAGAGCGTGAAAGGAGAGAACGATGGGAAAGATTGATGCAAAGATGGAAGGCAGGACCGAAGGATTGGAACTTGCTTTACGCATTGTGAGAGAAGACGGAGCAGAAGCCTTAGAGAGAGAAATGAAACGCCGGAGAGTTACAGGGATTAAGGTTCCTGTCGATCATAGAGAAATGGATAAAGCGGCACAGAAGATCAAAGAGCAGATTCTGGATACCGTTCTTGCTATGAGTATCATGGTGCTAAGAGATGAGTTCGGTTTTGGCAAGAAACGGCTGGATCAGTTCAAAGCAAGATTTAACTTGAAAACAGAATGTATGAATGATGGATTAGTTACATGGGCAGACATTCTGGAAGCGATCAGAGATGAGACTGGCATTGAGCTTACGATCAGAGAAAACCGTTAAGGAAAGTTAAGGAGTGAATTAATTATGACAAAGATCAGACAGAAGCTTGCGAAGGTCTATATTCATTCGCAGGATAATGGCAATGACTTTGGGATCATCGATCATCTGGCTGAGGTCGGATACGATGTTGATTTCGAAGTTGTGGATAATGGAGTTGGCAATAAAGTGATCTCTTGTGAGATCTATGACGCAGGGGGGGGAAAAGACAATGATCAAAAATAACAGGACAGCAATGAACGCATACAAGAAGACCAGAGAGAAACACGGTGGGGATCGTCCCTGCTGTGTAGTCTGCGGTGAGGCGATGGATTCAGAGGACGATGAGACAGAGTGGTCCAGAACAAAGAGAAGGACAGATTGTTTTGTACATAGACATTGCGTGAAACACTGGGGGAGACGTTTAGGATGCTGATGCAACATAGGTGACAGGAGGCAAGACATGGATAAGAAAAAACTAAGACAGTATCGATCTCTGAAGAGGGAGCAGAAGATGCTGGAAGACAAAATGGAGAAACTGAATGAGAGAGCAGAGAGGATTCCGACAGTTACTGGAAAAGTAAAAGGATCCATGAACACGTTCCCCTATATCGAAACGCACATGAGTGTTGTGATGTCAGAGCCGAAACAAACAGATGTGATCTATCGGCAGATGATGATCAACGGAAAGAGACAGGAACAGGTGGATGAACTTCTGACAGAGATTGAAGAGTTTATCAGCTTGATTCCTGATAGCAATGCAAGACAGATTTTTGAACTCATTTACATAAATGGCATGACACAACAGGAAGTTGGAGAACAATTGGGGTATACAAAAGGCAGAATTTCTCAAATAGTTAGTGAAAATCTAAAAGATTAAACAAATTAAACAAAAAAGTGTGTTATAGTTATACTTGAGGAAATTGGATAGAGTCCAATCAATCGCCCCGTGCAAATTTTTTTTGAGCATCGCAGAAATGCGGTGTTCTTTTTGTGTATTTGTATTGAATATCTTGAAAAATGTGTATATAATAAAAACAGAACATATGTTCTGCGTTACGGTGCGTTTAATTTTTTTATCGAATTATGTAGTATAAGATACCAAATAGTGCTAAAATGTAAAAAAATGATGATCGCACGGGAGTAGATAAAAATGGAATATAAGAGAACAATAAAATTTAATTATTATCAGATCAGAAAAAGCTACATAGACAACGGCGAATGGTCAAGTCCGAAAGTTTTTGATTTAGGTGAATTATTAGCTAATTTATATAGACAAGGAGTAATTGTTAAAACAAGAGAAATTGAGCATTCAGGATTAAAATATCGAATTGAAAAGATGATCACAAACAAGGACTATGGTTTATGGTATGTTAAATTAATGAAAATGAGAGATACTAATATTCCATCAAAAGTCAAGGAAAATACTGAAGCAGAGCCGCTACATTTAGATGATGATGAGTATATAGGAGAAGATGTATCTTTTGTTTACGAAAGAGAAACTGGAATAATAATGTTTCAAATGAATAGATTTTCTATATCACCTACAAAATTCCAAGAGATTGTAACTGATTTAAACGATAATAAGGATGAGAAATTTATTTTGTCACCTATCAGTTTTGTCCTTGATGAAAAAGCTTTTGAGAGAGACTATTATAAAAAGATTGATATTTCATTTGCAAATTTAAATCAATTATATACAGATGACAAAAAGCCATTGGGTAAACTAATAAAGTCATGTGCAAATGTTGGAGGAGTTTGCGCACATGTGACAATAAGTTTAGGTCGTTCTGGCATAGAAACTTTAGACAGATATACTGTTCAAAATATAATCAATGATGTGAGAGAAGACAGTCACCATGTAAGTGGGGCTAAAATTACAGTAAAGGACGATGATGATACTACAGCTGAAGTTATCGATTTATTTGATAATGTAACAAGCGATAAAATAGAATTTACTTTAAAAAGTCGAGAAACCCTAGACACGGACGTGATATATAAAAGAATGGTACGCTGTTTTGTTGAAAAAAGAGAGGAATTACATAAATTTCTATCAATGGAATAGGGTGATGGTTAAATGAAAAAAAATAGATGGAATCCAATAGCATATTATTTAGAAAGAGGTTATCCATATGTTTTAAGCTTAATTGTAGTTGTGCTGTTGTGGGGAAGTAAAATAAATTATATAAACGATAAACATTTATATGATGCTTTAGATAGTGTACTAACCATGACAGGTTTAATTGTTGGGTTCTTCGGTGCAATAATGCCAGTAATCATGGGGATGAAGAAAGAATCTAAATTTGTTATGCGTGTATTTCAAAAAGATACTAATAAACTGTTTCAAAAATATATAAAAGGAACAGTGGTGGTGGGTCTTTTTAGTGCAACCGTAACAGTTTTTATGTATTTTAATGAAAGTTTTCAAAAACAAGTAAGAACGTATAGTTTTTATTTATGGATTTATTTTTTCCTTCTTTTTATGATTCTGACATATAGAAGCATTAAATATATGCTAGAATTGATTTTTTCTGATGATAGTGGGATTAAAGAAGGAAAAACTATAAATTCAGATATGTCTGAAGATCAGAAACAAGTAATGGATGAATTGAATAAAAGTATAAAATAACAGATAGAATGAACTCGGGTGATCTTCGGACCCCGGGTCTTTTTATGCGTAAATTTAGAAAGGGTGGTAACGAATGAAACAGTATATTGGAACAAAAATCGTTAAAGCAGAACCGATGACAAGAGGTGATTATAACAATTATCGAGGATGGCAGATTCCTGCAGATGAAGATCCGATGGATGAAGGATACTTGATGGAATATGAGAATGGACATGAGCAGTGGTTGCCAAAAGAAATGTTCGAAACTGATTATATTGAATATGACAAAAACAAATTACCGGCAACAGCTGTTGGCATGATAAGTACAGATTATAAAGAACGTTTCAAGGCAGAATATGCTCAGTTAGTAATTCGTTATGAAGGATTAAAGGGAATGCTTAAAAAGTGGGATGATGGAACACTTGAGTTTGAACCGACTTGCCCACGTAGCATTTACAACATGCAGATCAAAGCAATGTCTGAGTATATTGCAGTGCTTGAAGCAAGGGCAGCGATTGAAAATGTAGATTTGATGTCTGAGTAAAAGGAGAAGCAAAATGATTATTACAGGAATGGATCACTTTCAGAGTGTATGTAAAAGAAAAATGGTTGATTGGTATAACAAGAGCGATAACCCACACAAAGGACCTAACGACGTTCAACCGATTGATCTGAGTAATGTATTTGTTGTATGGAGCTGCAAGACCTTGCAAAATTACAAATGCCTGGTATCTACTACAGTAAGTGGGGACGGTATCTATGCAGAATACACGTATAACGGAGACAAACAGGAGCTGTATGAGGACGTGTATAAGAAACTGACAAATGCATGCCACACAGAAGAATAAAAGCCGGAGCAATCCGGCATAAGGACCTCTAGCTCAGCAGGTCAGAGCAATCGGCTCATAACCGATCGGTCTAGGGTTCGAATCCCTGGAGGTCCATTTTGAAATACAGGAGGGAAAACATATGATCAGATTACAAGTAGCAGATTACTGCCAGAACTGTGAAGAGTTCGAACCAGAAACACAAGTCATTAGTAGAGGATATGTAGGAACTGGTTGTAAAGTGGATACAACAATTCGATGTAGCAATGCTCAGAAATGTGAAAGATTATGCGAGTACCTGAAGAAGGAGGGCGGTAATGCGTGAATGAAGAAAAAAACTACATATTGGCAGAATCCGATTATGTTGCCGGAATGAAGTATAAAGACATTGCTGCCAAGTATGGAGTCTCGATAAATACTGTGAAATCGTGGAAGAAACGATACGCATGGTCGAGAAATAAAAAGACGAAAAGTACACAAAAAGGGTGCACACAAAACAAAAAGGGTGCACACAAAAAAGAAGCCGTTGCAGAGGATGTAAGTCAGGTCGTGATCAACGATGAACTTACCGATCAGCAGCAGCTTTTTTGTTTGTATCAATCCAGGATGTTTAATTACACGAAAGCTTACATGAAAGCTTATCCAGGATGTACTTATGCATCTGCTGCCGTTTTGGGAAGTAGGCTTATGAAGAATCAAGTGATCAGAAAAGAGATTGAACAGCTAAAGCAGAATCATATGAACAGAGAATTGCTAAAGCAGGAAGATATCTTTCAAAAGTTTATGGACATTGCATTTGCGGATGTAACAGATTATGTATCGTTTGGGCGAGAAAATATTCAAGTTATGGGTGCTTTTGGTCCAGTAATGGTAGAAAACAAAGAAACTGGAGAAAAAGAAGTTCTCGAAAAAGAAGTCAATACTGTGAAATTCAAACAATCTGAAGATGTTGATGGAACGCTGATCACGGAAGTGAAGCAAGGAAAAGACGGAGCGAGTATTAAGCTAGTTGATAAGATGAAAGCTTTGCAATGGCTTGCAGACCATATGGACATTGCTACAGCTGAACAGAAAGCAAAGATTGAGCAGATCAGAGCTAAGACAGCGATCATGTCCGGAACATCCGAAGAAGAGACAGAAGACGATGGATTCATCGAAGCCTTAAAAGGTGAGGTGGCAGATGTATGGGAAGAAGAATAAAGAAAGCTGTCTTTAAGTTTCGGCCGTTCTCTAAGAAGCAGAAAAAGATACTTACCTGGTGGCTACCTAATTCACCCGTACATGATCAAGATGGAATCATAGCAGATGGAGCGATCCGATCGGGAAAAACTATTTCTATGTGCTTATCTTTTGCAATGTGGGCAATGGAAACCTTCAACGGACAGAACTTTGGTATGTGTGGGAAAACGATTGGTTCTTTCCGGAGAAACGTACTCTTTTGGTTGAAGCTTATGCTTAAGAGTCGAGGGTATCATGTCGAAGATCACAGAGCAGATAACCTGGTCGTAATCAGAAAAGATGGCAAGGAAAACTATTTCTACATTTTTGGTGGAAAAGACGAGCGATCACAGGATTTGATACAGGGTATCACACTTGCGGGAGTCTTTTTTGATGAAGTTGCATTGATGCCTGAATCTTTTGTCAACCAGGCAACAGGACGATGTTCCGTTGATGGATCTAAATACTGGTTCAACTGTAACCCAGATGGGCCGTATCACTGGTTTAAAACTAACTGGATTGATCGTGCAGATGAAAAGAAACTTGTCTATCTACACTTTACGATGGACGACAATTTAAGCTTATCTGAGCGAATTAAAGCACGATATCGAGCAATGTATACCGGAGTGTTTTATAAGCGTTATATCTTAGGTCTGTGGGCCGTAGCTGAGGGAATTATTTACGACATGTTTAATATAGAAAAGCATGTCACATCAGAAAAGCAGTCAACAACCGGCAGTAAATACGTCAGTGTCGATTATGGTACACAGAATGCGACAGTATATCTTTTGTGGGAGAAGAACCAGAAATGTCAGTGGGTTGCTACGAAAGAATATTACTATTCTGGACGAGATGAGACTACACAGAAGACAGATGGAGAGTACGCGGATGACATGGAAGAGTTCCTGGAAGGAATCAATGTTGAATCAATCATTGTCGATCCGGCAGCCGCATCCTTTATCGCAGAACTTAAGAAACGAGGATTCAAGGTTAAGAAGGCAAAGAATGATGTACTTGATGGTATTCGATTTGTCGGAAATCTGTTAAATCTAGGTGTATTACTGTTCTCTGAATGTTGTAAAGAAACAATCAAAGAGTTCGGCTCTTATATCTGGGATGATAAGGCATTGGAACGTGGAGAAGATAAACCAGTGAAGCAGCATGATCATTGTATGGATGCAGCGAGATATTTTGCTTACACGATCGTAAGACGTGAACGAAAATGGAGTTGATTAAATGATAAAAGAAATTATTGAGCGAATAAGGCAGGTGATAAGAAAAATGCTTGGAAAAGAAAATATCAGGGATGCGATCGGAGTTGATGTTGCCGTATCGGACAAGATGGCAAGAGAAATTGATCTCTGGTCGAAGATGTATAAAAATCAACCGCCTTGGAAAAGAAAAGAGCTGAAGCTTTGTGGATTACCTGCAGCTATTGCCGGAGAATTTGCAAGGCTTGTCACACTGGAATTAAAAACAGAGATTACAGGGAATAAGTTTCTTAATGATGAATACCAAACTGTGACTGATAACATACGAACGTATACGGAATATGCCTGTGCAAAAGGTGGACTTGCAATGAAACCTTATGTATCTGATGGGCATATAGAAGTTGACATGGTTCAAGCTGATCACTTTTTCCCAACGAAATTTAATTCCAGAGGAGAAGTTATTGCAGCAGTATTTATGGAAACTGTCACGATAGGAAAACAGGTATATACAAGACTGGAATATCATCGACACGATGAAAAGACGGCTACATACTACATTATCAACAAAGCTTTTGTAAGGCAGGACCTTGATAACGTTGAGGTGTTAGGAAAAGAAGTACCGCTTAGTGCTGTACCGGAGTGGGCCGATCTTGAAGAAACTGTCACAATCATAAATGTGAAGAAGCCGTTATTTGCATATTTCAAGATTCCGAACGCAAATAACGTTGATGATTCATCTCCGTTGGGAGTATCTGTATATTCCAGAGCAATCGATGATATCAAAGAAGCTGATTATCAATGGACGAGAATCTTATGGGAATATGAAGGGTCTGAATTAGCGATCGATGCAGACATTGGGTTATTTAAACGTAAAGAAAACGGAGAATTTGATCTTCCAAAAGGAAAAGAAAGACTCTTTCGGATGATGGATTTTGACGAAGATCACGACCGGTATAAAGTGTTTGCACCGCCAATCCGTGACGAAAGTCTTATCAATGGATTCAATGAGATTCTTCGCAGAATTGAGTTTAACGTAGGTCTCGCTTATGGAACATTAAGTGATCCAAACACAGTCGATAAGACTGCAGAAGAAATTAAGGCGAGTAAACAGCGATCATACAGCACAGTATCTGATATCCAGAAAGCACTGCAAAAAGCATTAGAACAATTAGTCTATGCAATGGATGTGATCGCACAGCTTGCTAATCTAAATGGTGGCAAGAAATACGAGATCAGTTTTGACTGGGACGATTCGATCGTGATCGACAAAGAACAGGAACTGCAGAGTATGCAGCAGGATGCAACTGCAGGACTGATTCGGAAAGAAATATACATTGCGGCCAAGTATGGAGTATCTGAAGAAGAGGCGTTGAAAATGATGCCGGCACAGGATGACCGCTTTAGCATCCAGGAAGAGTAGGTGATCACAGATGCTTGATCCGAAGTATTTGGAAAAGTTCTCCGATCAGTTACTTGGCATCATTGACACTCTGACAATAGCGATCATATCTGATATGGCAAAAAGAATCGTAAAGATGGGAAATGTATCAGAGTCAACAAAACATCAGGCTGAAGTTTTACAGAATGCAGGTCTTGTTTATAAAGATACGATCAAGCGAGTAAGTCAGGTATCTGGATATCAAAAGCATGAAGTTCAGAGAATGTATGAAGAAGCAGGTGTTAGGAATTTAAAGAACGAGGCTGTATATTACAAACAGGCAGGCAAAGAAGATATTAAGTTAAATCAGTCCAATGGAATGCAGAGAATCTTGCAAGCAAATATCAGAAAAACATGCCAGGAACTTGATAATCTCACGATGACAACCGCAGTAAGATCACAGTCAGCTTACATACAAGCTTGTAATAGAGCACAGATGAAAGTTAGTTCTGGAGCATTCAGTTATGACAAAGCAATTGCAGATGCGATCAAAGAGGCAGCAGTGCAGGGAACAGAAGTCTTATATCCGTCACAGCATGTCGATAAATTAGATGTCGCGGTAAGAAGAGCTGTACTTACCGGAGTAAACCAGACTGCAGCAGAAATGAATCTGCAGTATGCAAAAGATCAGAACTGTGATTATGTTGAAACAACTGCACATGAAGGAGCAAGACCAGAACATGCCGTATGGCAAGGGAAGGTCTTTTGTTTATCTGGGACTGATCCGAAGTATGAAAACTTCTATGAAGCGACAGGATATGGAACAGGGCCAGGTTTATGTGGTTGGAATTGCCGCCATAACTTCCATGCATTCTTCCCAGGAATATCGACACCAGCATATACGCAAGAGATGTTAGATGATTATTCTGCAAAGAATGTGGAATACAATGGAAAGCAATTTACAGAATATGAAGCAAGTCAGATGCAGAGAAGTCATGAACGACAGATCAGAGAAACAAAGAGGAAACTTGCTGGATATAATTCAGCGATCAGTGAAGCGAAAGACGATACTTTGAAAAATACTTTACAGAATCGCTTTAATGAAGAATCTGTAAGATTAAAGAAACAGGAAGCGGCATTGAAAGCTTTCTGTAAAGAAACAGGAAGAAGATATGAATCTGCCAGAGTTCAGATCCATGCAGTGAAGAACAAAGCAGGAGATATCGTTGGATTTGGTCGTAGTGTTGCACAGAAAGCTGTATGGAGTAATAGAAAAGCAAAAGTCAATGAATCTAAATTTACAGAACGATTAACTGATTTTAATTTAGGACAAAAGGATCTGATCAATCATTGGAGCGTTCAGAGAAATTTGAATAAGTCCGACATTGGAAAAGAGACAATGAAATATATTGTTGATCATCCAGAAATTAATATAGAATTAGCATATCATGTTGATAATCCAGATAAGTTATACGGAAAGCAATGGAAAGATAATATTCGTATTTATGCATCAGACACAAAAACAATTGAAAAAACCGCTGAAACATTGATTCATGAAATAACACATCATCGATATGATATTGGTGGATCACAGTGGTCAGAATGCGTTTGCAGAGCTCAGGAGTTAAAACATAAGTATCGCCGTAATACATTGACTGCAAATGAATTAAGAAGTATAATTAAAGAAATAAAAGAATTGTATCCAGAATTACCGTGGAGGTGATTATATATGAGATTTTGGGATGAAGTTGATGAAGCAATTAAAAAAGTAAGACAAGGGCAAGAAGCAACTTGTCCATTATGCAAAAAAGGAAAGTTAGTACCAGTTGGAAATCCAAAAACAACAAAATCATTTTATTGTGATGCATGTAAAGAAAAACTTAATTTAGATTAAACGCCATCTGATCAATGTCAGGTGGTATTTTTATACGAATTTTTAAGAAAGGAGCAAAGAAACATGAAGTCAACAGAATAGAAAGGACGGTGATCCAAATATCTCCCCGCAGCAGGGTTAAGCTGCAGAGGACACGCAGAGAGATCTGGGTGTTATTTTTATGCAAAGAAATAAGATTGGTCAGCTGATCAGACCTTAAACAGTCGGTTCGTGGCGGTCGGTTACACGCCTAAAACAACCTAATACGAAAGGAGAATAAGCAACATGAAAACAGATTTTTTAAAAGGTTTAAATCTTTCCCAGGAAGTGATTGACAAGATCATGGCTGAAAACGGAAAGGATATCGCAGCAGAACAGAAAAAAGCAGAGAAGATCATTCAGGAGCGAGACAGCTATAAGCTTAAAGCGGAGAATCTTGAAACTCAGGTAAACGATGCAAATGCAGAGATTCAGAAGTTTAAAGACATGGATATTGACGGAATCAAGCAGGCAGCAGATGACTGGAAAGAGAAAGCTGAGAAAGCAAAGAGTGATGCAGATGCACAGATCTCAGAAATGAAATTTGATTATGCGTTATCTGCAGCATTGACAGGAGCGAAAGCTAGAAACAGCAAAGCGGTCAAAGCGTTACTTGATATGGACGGACTGAAACTAAATGATGGAAAGATCATTGGTTTAGACGAACAGCTGTCACAGATCAAGGAAGAAAACGGCTTTTTGTTTGAAAGCGATGAACCTGCACCAACGATCGTTAAAGGAACAAATGGTGGTTCCGGCGGTATTGGTGGAAAGAAACCAAGTGAAATGACATATTCAGAACTCTGTGACTATATGGAACAGAATCCCGGAGCAGAGATTTAAATAAAGGAGTAAAAAATGGCAGGAGCAAAATTTGATTCTAAATCATTTAATCCTCAGGCATTTGGTGCTTATACAGAGAGGATTCCAAATTTAAAAAGAAACGAACTGATCAAATCAAGAGCCTTAAAAGGTAATCAGGATATTAAAAATACGTTCAGTTCTCAGACAGGAACATCATATGCAACTTTACCAATGCATGGTTTAATTGGTGGAACTGCACAGAATTATGATGGCGAGACCGATCTTACATCGGACAGCACAGATACATTCGAAAGAGGTGTTGTTGTAGTTGGACGTATGAAAGGATGGACAGAACGAGACTTTTCCGAAGACATTACAGGCGGTGTAAGCTTTATGGATAATGTTGCAGCACAGGTGAATGACTATAAATCCGATCTTGACCAGTTGACCATTGTAAAAGAACTGGAAGGTGTCTTTGCAATGACAGGAAAAGAAAACAAGACTTTCGTGGATAATCATACTTCTGATATTACAGAAGTTACTGCAACAGATAAGGATGGGAATGTTAAAAATGTTGTACAGGCAGATACTTTAAATACAGCTTTACAGAGAGCATCAGGGGATAATAAATCCAAATTCACAATTGCGATCATGCACAGTGCAGTTGCAACAAATCTTGAAAATTTGAAGCTGTTAAAATACATGACTCAGACTGATTCAAATGGTATTGAACGACAGTTAACACTTGCAACATGGAATGGCCGTTTAGTTCTGATCGATGACTCTATGCCAACGGAAGAAGTTGCTGCAGTAGAAGAAAGCGGAACAAAAGGAGAGCCTGGTTATGTTGCGGCACAGGAAGCTTATACGAAATATACAACCTTCGCATTAGGAGATGGAGCATTTGATTACGAAGACATTGGTGCAAAAGTCCCATATGAAATGTATCGTAATCCAATGAAAAATGGTGGGGAGGATACATTGTTTATGAGACAGAGAAAAGTATTTGCCCCATATGGAATTTCTTATACAAAGGAAAAACAGGCTACAAATTCGCCAACAGACGCAGAACTTGCAGATGGATCTAACTGGGAACTTGTCAACAACGGAAAAACTGGTCAAGGTAAGAAAGTAATCGATCATAAAGCAATTCCAATTGCAAGAATCATTTCCAGAGGATAGGCGGTGATCCGGTATGGTGGAATATGCAAACAGGGATTTCTACGAAAATAAATTTTATGGCGAGATCATACCGGAGAAAGCTTTCCCTGGAATGATCTTAAAGGCAAGCATTTTTGTGAAATTCCTTACATTTGCCAGAGTTGATGATATGGCAGAGATTCCAGAGGAAGTGAGTCTGGCCACATGCGCAGTGGCAGATGTAATGTATCAGGACAGAATGAGAAAAGATGATGCAGGAAGGGAGATTGCAAGTGAGAACAACGATGGATACAGTGTAAGTTTTGTGACGAGTCAAAGCAAAACAATAGGCACTGTGGAGCATCGTTGTCAAAAAGCAGCATATCCTTATCTTGCACATACAGGACTCTTGTACAGGGGGTGTGGGCCATATGATGACAAATGCAGACCTCACGATCTATAACAGTCACGGAGTTGATAAAAAGACAGCACGAAAGATCTATTTAAAGACTCAGATCAAAGGTGTTAATTTTTACACAAAGCAGCAGACAACCGTTACCGATCAGGGACTCAGTTCTGCCGATTTGTATCAGATCCGCATCCCGTTATCTGCAGATACAGAAGGGAGAGAATATATCGATGCAGACAAGTATCGGGAATTATCTGCAGAAGAAGCAGAAAAGTATTGGACGATCAACAATGGGGATCTGTTTGGAAAAGGGTTGTTAGAAGATTTTGAAAAAGAATCAGAGTTTTTAAAGCAGCAGTATACAGGAAAAGTATTATCGTTTTCGGATAATCGGAGAGGAAGTTTACCGCATTGGAGAATCGGAGGTGCTTAAATGGGAACACAGGTTAAAGTCGAACTTTCACCCAATCAGATTTTAAAGACAAGAGGTCTTCAAGTTGGTGGACCTGCACAAAGATTTTTTACCGGAGAGTTCAGAAGAAAGATGGATCCATATGTTCCATTTTTAACCGGAGTATTAAAAGATACTGCAATAGAGAATGTGGACTCAATCCAGTTTATAACTCCATATGCACAGAAACAGTACCATGAAAATGGCGGAAAAGGACTCCGTGGAAAAGAATGGGATCAAAGATGTTGGGCAGACAATGGAGATCAGATCGTCCAGTCTGTTGCAGATTTTGTAGGAGGTAAAGCAGAATGAGTGTGATTGCAAGTGTGAGAGCATTTATCCAGGATTATCCAGGACTGTCCGCATTTGATGATCTGGTGGGTGTGGAACATCTTCCGGAAGATACAAAAAGTTATGCAATCGAAGCGTCGGTAACGTCTCAGCCAATCAAAAAGCGGTATATTAACGGTGACACAGAATGCCGTTTTAATTTTGTCTTGGCAAGTAGAGAGTACTTCGGGGCAGACGTTGCAGAGAATATTGACGTAGCGGAGTTTTACGAAGATTTCTCAGACTGGTTGGAACGATGTACGATTAACAACGAACTTCCGGAAATGGATAAAGGAAAAAGAGCAATTAAAATACAGGCACTGACAAATGGATATGTGTTTAATGCAGATGCAACAAAAGCACAATACCAGATTCAGTGTCAGTTAATTTATTATCAAAAATTAGGAGGAATATAAAATGGCAGAAACAGCAAGTAAAACAGTAAAACAGCGTTATCAGGAAGCTTCTTACTTAAAAGTAGGAGAAAACTTCGAACTTATGGGAACTGGTTTTACAGAGTTAAATGAAGATCCAGGAGCACAGACAACAAGTAAAAAATATATCAATGATAAATCATCCACATCAAGCATTACAAGTTATGAAGGTGAGCACGGATTTACAGCCGATCAGATTCCAAGCGAAAAGGTCATTAAAGATCTGGTCAGCATTGGTAAAGAGAGAAAAACAGGAGCGGATGCAGAACGTGAATTTGTTCGCGTTGATCTGGATGAAAAAGTAGAGGGAGATACCACTGGGACAGTATTCAAAGCACGTAGGTTTACCGTAGCTGCTGAAATTTCAAGTTTCTCTGATAATGACGGAGAATTACAGGTTGAGGGAACACTTCACGACAAAGGAGATCCTGTTATGGGTAAATTTGATACAAAGACAAAGACATTTACACCGGATTCAGCAACGGAGTAAACGAAAGCGAAGCTTGAAATTGGAATTAAGGAGTAAGATATATGTTTATTTGGAATGGAAAGAAGCTCGCATTTAATTTCCTGGATGCGGACATGATGAAAAAATTTAGTGATGCAGGAAAGGAAATGTGGAAGAAACTTGGTGAGTACGAAGAGAAGAATGCAGAAGATGGAAAAATCAAGGCAGAAGGCGTGGCGTATGAGTCAGAAATTATTAGTGATTTTTTTGACGAGGTATTTGGAAATGGCACCGCTGATGAAATCTTTACATCAAAACATGATCTGACAGAAAGAACGAAAGCAATTAAGAAGCTTTATTCTATCAGAGATTCACAGTTAGCTGGTCATACAAAGAGAGTCAACGATCTGCACAAGATGATTGGAGCTGAATGATCAGAAGAGAACTCCCGGTGTCAGTAGATATCGGGAGTGAAACATATAAGATTGCTGCTGATTTCAGAACAATTATGAATGTGGAAGAGATTATCTTTGGAAAAGAAGTTACAGATGATCAAAAGAAGTTTGCAGAAGAAATGATGAAAGAAATCGATATTGAAGAAAAAGATGCGATCGCAAATGCAAAATATTATGATGCACTAAAACTCTTTTACAAAGATAATGTTCCGGATGATCTGGAAGAAGCAATGGAAAAAATGCTGTGGTTTTATTCCTGTGGTAAAGAGGATGAAAAGACAAAAGTAAAAACGAAGAAGAGAGTGATCAGCTTTGATTATGATTTTGATTATATCAATGCAGGGTTTATGCAGGATTATAAGATTGATCTGTTTGAGGTTGATTTTTTACATTGGTGGAAGTTCATGTCATTGTTTAGTGCCCTTCATGATGATTGCAAGATCTGTGAGATCATTGGATATCGCGGGGCAGAGTTAAAGAATTTTGACAAAGAACAGAGAAAAAGGATAAGGGAGATGCAAAAAATCTATGCACTTCCGGATGATATAAGTAAAGAAGAGAAGAAGAGACAGGATGAGATAACACAGATACTGCTAAATGGCGGTGATCTGTCAGGAATATTGTGATAAGAGAAGCGAACAGGCGAGAGCTTGGATCTGCAGGTTGAGCACCCAGGACGTCAAATAGCTTAGAAACTTTAGATTTTTAGGTATATAGGTATTTGACGAGGTGAAGACATGGCAGATGGTACAATTACAATAGAAACCAAACTGGATAATTCTGGTGCAGAAAAAGGATTAAACGATCTTAAGAAAGAAGTTGAGTCTTCTTCTAAGAGTACAGCACAGGAGATAGATAAAGCTTCTGATCAGGCGCAAAAGAGTGTAGAAGAAGTTGCTAAGTCAGCAGAGAAAACTGGAAAGCAAGTAGAAAAAAGTGCAAAAGATTCAGCATCGAAAGTAGGACAGGCAGCCAAACAAGGAGCTGATTCAGCAGCAAAAGGAACAGAATCCGCATCTACGAAGATGCAGCAGTCTCATAAAAAGGTAAAGGATACTGCAAAAGAAAGTGCAGATGGCGCAAAAAAGTCTTGGGAAGAATCTAATCAAAGTACAGTAGCAAGTACAGAGAGCGCAACATCAAAGATGGCCGGGCTGATGAAAAAATCTGCAGCAGTAATTGGAGTTGCATCTGTAGCGGCCGCAAAAAAGACGATCGATGTAGGTAAGTCCTTTGAAGCAGGAATGAGTGAGGTCCAGGCAATCTCCGGAGCATCTGGAAAAGACCTGGAAAAGCTATCTGCAAAAGCAAAGCAGATGGGAGCTACAACAAAGTTTTCTGCTACAGAATCTGCCACAGCACTTAAATACATGGCTATGGCCGGATGGAAAACAAACCAGATGGTTTCTGGATTGTCTGGTGTTATGAATTTAGCTGCAGCTTCCGGAGAAGACCTTGGAACAGTATCCGACATTGTAACAGATTCAATGACCGCTTTTGGATTGAAAGCAAAGGATTCTGGACATTTTGCAGACGTACTAGCGAAAGCATCGAGTAGTTCTAACACCAATGTTGCAATGATGGGAGAAACCTTTAAGTATGTTGCACCATTGGCCGGATCCATGAAATATAGTATCGAAGATACAGCTACAGCAATTGGACTGATGGCGAATGCCGGAATCAAAGGAAGCCAAGCAGGTACATCTTTGAGATCTATCATTACACGACTTGTCAAACCTCCGAAAGATGCAGCTACAGCATTAAATGCGCTTGGAATCAGTACAACAAAAGCTGATGGATCCATGAAGCCACTTCGTGAAACGATGGCAGAATTGAGAGAAAAATTTTCTGGATTAACAGAAAGTCAGAAAGCTTCTTATGCTTCAAGCATCGCAGGACAGGAAGCGATGTCAGGTCTGTTGGCAATCGTTAATGCATCTGATTCTGATTTCAACAAATTACAAAAGGCGATTGATAATTCTTCTGGCGCAGCAAAGAAACAGGCCGATGTTATGAACAACAATCTGCAAGGAGCATTGTACGACCTCGGATCAGTGGCAGAGTCTGTTGGAATCGGCATTTATGAAGATATCAAAACGCCGCTAACAAAGGCTGTCGGTGTTGGAACAGCACAGTTAAGGGTTTTATCTAACAAATTGAAAAAAGGTGGAATAAAAGAGATTGTTCCGAAGGAAGCGATAAATACTGTTGAAAATCTTGGAAAAGTGGCTATGGTAGCCGGCAAAGGTGGAGTAAAAGTATTGGCCACTTCTACAAAACTGCTTGGAGATAACATGGGTGTAGTTATTCCACTTGCGACATCATTCATGGGTGCTTGGGCAGGAGTTAAAGTTTTCAACACTGCATCTAAAGGAGTTACAGCATTAACTACAGCTTTTAGCGCCTTAAAAACAATGGAGCAGGCAAATGCGATCACTTTAGTGGCACAGCAAGGTGGCTTGACTGCACTGCAGACAGTCGTTGGAATCTTTACAGGTAAGATTTCTCTTGCGACAGCAGCAACAGGAGCTTTTAATGCAGCATGTACAGCACTTGGCGGTCCAGTAGGTTTAGGAGTTGTTGCAGTAGGTGCTTTAGTAGCAGGAGTCGCAGCATACACACTGACACAGAAAAAAGCAGTTACAGAAGCAGATCGATACTATTCTTCCTGTACAAAACTCAAAAAGAAACAAGAAGAGATGGCAACATCGATCAAGAGCTTACATAAAGAAAATCAGAAAAATGTAGATTCTGCACGTGCAAATGGTGTTCAGGCAGATCAGTTGTATCAAAAATTGACAAAACTGATGAATGTTGAGCATAAGAGCGCCGGGACAAAAGCACAGATTGTAAGTGTAGTTAAACAATTAAATGAATTATTACCAGGGCTGAATCTTGAGTATGACAAAGAAGCAGATAAGCTAAATAAGTCTACTTCTGCGATTAAGAAAAATATAGCAGCATTGAAAGAACAGGCAATGGCCAAGGCTTACCAGAAAGGGATGGAAAGCGCAGCATCCAAAGTGGCCAAGGCTGACATTGAGAATGAAAAAGCTATCAAAAAAAAGACGGAAGCAACAAACAAATATAATGCCGCTGTTGAAAAAATGAATCAGGTTACCGCAAAGGTAAACCAAGGAAAGATAACAACAAGCAGTGATGAGTATAAAAAAGCTTCTAATGATCTGACAAAATACTATGATGCAATGATGACAGCCAATAAGGCTGTTGAGCAGAGCGGTAAAAACTTAAATGCAGCACAAAAAGAACTGACTGCATACACAGACAAATATACAGCACAAGCAAATTATACAGAGTATCTGAAATCCTTAGATGATCTGGCCAAACAGGCAAAGATTAAAGCGAGCGATATCCCGAAATCAGTTGGAGATGGAATTAAACAGGGCGTTTATGCAAATCCAACATCCGGAAAAGAATTAAAGAGTTTAATTAAATTAGATGATCTGGTTAATTCCGATCAGTTGGCCAAGATGCAGGAACAGGGAATGAAAATTCCACAGTATCTGTCAAAAGGAATTTCTGATGGATCCATATCATTTAAGAGTGCTGCAAAACAGATGCAGAATGCGATCAATTGGACTGATCTGATTCAAAAAGCAAAGGATGCAGGCGTTAAAGTTCCTGATAGTGTAGCACAGGGAATTAGTTCTGGACAATATGCAGTTCCTACGTCTGTGCAGGCAGTAAAAAATCTTGTCACGTTTGAAGATCTGAAAGCTAAGGCACAGCAAGGTGGTATACAGGTACCGGACTATTTAGCGAATGCAATCACATCTGGTAGTGGAAAGCCAAGGAAAGCAGCAGCTGCATTGAGTCGTATGATTTCTTTCCAGGAAGCAATAACAAAAGCAGGAATTGATGGGTCTAAGATTCCAACAGAACTTGCAACGAAAGTTGCACAAGGAAAGACGCCAGTTCAAGATGCAATCAAAGAACTAACAAAGATAGACTTATCCGGAGATCAGAATGCATTTGGTCTTACAAAAGCTATTGATAGTACAGCGCAAAAGACAAAAAGCCAGGCAACAAAGATAAAAAATAGTTTAAAAATCGGCAAGGTAGATAATTCAGCTGCAGCAAACTCGTTTGATGCTATTGCAACCAAAACAGGAAAAGCGGCTACCACAGTTAAGAAAAATAGTACAGCAATTAAAAAAGCAAGTAAGATTACTGCTACGAATAATTCCAGTGCCGGAGTTCAATCATTTAATAGTTATTTATCCTCTTTTTCAAAAGGATCCGGCAAAGCAAAATCAGCTGCGGATAAAATCAGCAAAACAACCGCAGCAGGGCTTGCTTCTGGTTCAGGCAAAGCAAAAACAGCCGGCGGAAAGATGACATCAGAATTTTCTAAAGGGATCACATCAAAATCTGGAACATCAAAATCTGCAGGTTCAAAAATAGCAAAAGCAGGTTCTTCCGGAGCAAGTGCACAGAAATCTTCTTTTGTATCTGTTGGTGGTAATTTATCTCTTGGATTAGCATCTGGTATCAGATCAAACTCTGGTGCTGTATCATCAGCCGCAAGAGAAGCAGTAAGAGCAGCAGTTGCAGCCGCAAAAGCAGAAGGTAAGATTCATTCACCATCCCGTGTCATGGAAAGTGACGTAGGAAAATGGATGCCGTTAGGAATGGCAGCAGGTATCAGAAAGCATACGAAGGACGTGGAAGATGCTTCCGGAGAGATGGCGAATGCATCCGTAGAAGCCACAGCCACAGCCTTAGGAATCCATTCACCATCTCGTGTATATAAAGATGCGATTGGTAAGAATATTCCAGCAGGTGTAGCAAAAGGTGTCAGAGAAGGGCAGACAGAACTCAATGCAGAAATGAAGCTTTCTGTGAATGAAGCATTATCTGCAGCTAAGAGTGCATCGAAAAAAGGAAATTATTCCGACATCGGAAACAACCTTGTGTCTGGTATATCCGAAGCACTCAACACAGCCAAGTCAAGATCATCAGAAACGGTACAAGAGATTATTGATCAGCAGACAAGTAAAGTTTCTTCAAAGCACGATACAGCAGAGAAAAATCTTCAAGATAAGATCAGTAAGACAAAAAATAAAAAGAAAAAAGCAAAATTAAAAAAACAGCTGAAAAAATTAAAGAAGCAGAATGCTGCAGAAGAAAAGCAATTAAAAATTGCGGGAGAAAAAACAGCAGCAGCATACAATGATGCATTTGAGAAAGAAGCTGATCGATTAAATAAGATTGCACAGGAAAAACTACAGGAACTGTCAGATGAATATCAGACAGTCTACAACAACATTAAGAGTAAAATGGATAGCTTGACTGAGAAGCAACAATCTTGGGGAAATATCTATGATCTTGATCAGAACATCATGGATCTTGAAAAGTATCAAAAGGATTTGAAATCGTTAGAAAATAAGATTCCAGAATCCATGATGGATAAGATCCTGGGAATGGACATTGATGCAGGAACCGCATACATGGCATGGTTTAAGAACATGACTGATGCAGAGCAGAAAGCTTATATCGAGAAGTGGAACAAGCAGCAGGACATGTCACAGTCATTCTCAGAAAGCTTTTTTGCTGATGATTTTGCTAAGATTCAGGCAGAATATGGGGAGAAGCTTAAGAAAGCCACGGATAATCTGCAGAAAGAGATGAAACAGGCAGGAGTTAATATTGCAAAGGGATTAACTGCAGGTATGGAAAGCGAAACCAGAAACCTCAGCAAATCCACGAAGAAAATCTGCCAGAATATTATTAAGACAGCAAAAAAGACACTTAAGATTCATTCCCCATCTCGAGAATTTGCAAAGATTGGTTCTTATGATATTCAGGGAGCAATCAAAGGACATGAAAAAGAAGCGCCAAATTTGTATAAACAAATGGGAACGATTTCTCAGAACATGGCACAGAAATTTGCAAAAGCGAAGTTGAACGTTCAAGATATTCAGTCAAGGATGCAGGATGCGATCAACCTGCAGATGCAGACGATCACAACAAGGATGCGGCCAGTTGTGCAAACGGATTCAGCTAATGGATCAGAGTCAATAGTTTATACCGGTCCAGAGCGAATAGAAGTGCCACTGATTATAGATGGCCGAGAGGTTACAAGAGTAATCGCCCCTTACATGGACACAGAACTAAGTACAAGAGCAACACGAAAATCAAGAGGAGGTGTATAGTATGCCAGGAACATTAGGAGTCACGATCGGAGAAAAACATACCTTAAAGGATTGGAATCTTGGATGGACTGCGATCACTCTTGGCTTTCCAGAGCCAAAAACTTATGAACAGGATGTGCCAGGAGCAGACGGAACACTGGATATTACGGAAGCAGTTACTGGTGGGGATGTTAAGTATAAGAATCGTAGTCTTTCCTTAGAATTTGAAACTCCGGACGAAGACTTTTTTGAATGGGGATCTATTGTATCGGACATTGCAAATTACCTGGTTGGTAAGAAAGTAAAGATCATACTCGATACTGATCCATCTTTTTATTACATTGGCCGGCTTACGATTGATGTCGAAAAGACAGATCGTATAAATGGAAAGCTTGTAATGTCCGGAGAAGTTGATCCATATAAGTATGAAGTTGCTTCGTCTCTGGAAGATTGGTTATGGGATGATTTTAATTTTGAAACTGATATTATCCGTGAATATGGAGGCATCAAAGTTTCTGGAAAATACGAGCTAAATATTTGTGCAAGAAGAAAGAGAGTGATCCCTGTGATCGAATGCGATACACCGATGCAGGTTACATATAACGGGGTCACTTATGACCTTCCAAAGGGTAAAAGTAAAGTGTTCGATATCTGGTTATCAGAAGGGGATAACCTTTTAACGTTTACAGGTAATGGGACAGTTTCTGTTGATTATCGGGGAGGTAGTTTATAAATGTACAAGATACTATGTGATGGGAAAACACTGCACGATGTCCGTGATCCGGATTATCAGGTGCTTAGTCCTAAGATATCATTGGAATTAAATAAAACAGGAAATCTTGATTTTGGGATGCTGCAAACACATCCGCATGTGAATGATATCAATAAATTAAAGTCTCGAATTAATGTGTATGAGGATGATGATCTGTTGTTCTCTGGAAGAAGTTTAACGGATGAAAAAGATTTTCAAAACACAGGGCAGATTTCCTGTGAAGGGGAGCTTGCTTTTTTGTTAGATTCAGTACAACGTGCGCATGATTATGGTACTGAAACAACAGAAATAGGTCAGGCAGATACGAATATTGAAATATTCAAGAGATTGATTGAAGAACATAACGCGCAGGTAGAAGAAGCAAAGCGTTTTACAATTGGAGTAATCGATATAGATAGCGTAACCATTACAAAATTGTCTACGAACTATGAAAAGACATGGGATTTTCTTGGTTCTAATTTTTTAGGTAAATACGACGGCTATCTTCGAGTAAGGCATGAAAACGGAATCAGATATCTTGACTACGTAAAGCAATATGGGAAAGTAAGTAATCAAGTGATCCGTTTTGGAGAGAATCTGCTTGATCTAAAGAAGTATTCGAAGGCAGAAGATATTAAAACAGCAATCATCCCGCTGGGAGCAGTTGTTGATAATAAAAATGTCGATATTAAAGCGGCAAATGGTCATAACGGAACGGATTATGTATATAGCCAGGATGCCGTAGATCTATATGGATGGATCTATGACAAGGTTGATTTCCCTGAGGTATATGATCCAGACAAACTACTGGAAGAAGTAAATAAATATCTGCAGAAGTGCATCAACTTAGCAATCACGATTGAACTTACAGCTGTTGATCTGCATATGATCGACGTTGATATTAACGCAATCAGACTTGGAGATCTTGTTCCTTGCATATCTACACAGCATGGAATCATGAGCACATTTGGAGATGTGAGCACGTACTATCTTGTAAGTAAATATGAGCTAGATTTGGAAAATCCGGCTAATAATAAAATAACACTTGGAAGGACGATCAGTTCTCTGACAGATACTGTTGCAGGTACGAATAATGTAAAAGGAATGATACAAACACTATCACTTGCATCGAGTGAAGCTATTGCAAAAGCTGCGGCAGCAGAAAAAAATGCAGAAAATGCAGCAAAAACAGCGGGAAGTGCAGCCGGAGCAGTCGAAGAAGTCCAAAAAAGCATTAATGGCAGAACTGTAGGAAACAATTACGGAAACGTCCCTTATATAGCTGAAGAAGGGACAATGCAAGTAGGGAAAACAATAGAATTTCATTCAAGCGATAATTATCCGGAAAGTGATGGATCATTATATGTCGAGGATGGAGTTCTTTATTTTAAGGATAAATTAGGCACAATTAAAACAATTCAGATGCAGGAGGTAAGCAATGGCGAAAATACAGGAATTACTGGATAATTTGTTACACAAGAAGTTTGGACGAGATGTACGGCAAAACATCCACGACAGCATTGAGCAATGCTACAAAGATGCGACTGGGCATCCAGACTCGGTTGCTGCGGTTATAAAAGAAAACAAAGGAATGCAAAAGCATTTGGATAATACGCCATATATGACTGTAGAAGAAGGGGAGTCAGCAGATCTTCCAGTGCATACGATTAACGACGATGGGATTGGTGTGGCTTCAACGTGGAGCAGTGAAAAGATCAATGGAAAAATTCAGGAGGTTTTTCAAAATGCCAGTAACGGAAAAAATAAACTTGCCACCGCTATTGGCAATGGGGCAGCGCCAGATATGACTTGGGACCAGTTAGCAAGTAAAGTATTGCATGTTAATTATCAGAAAAAAAGTGGTGAAAATGGAGTGTATTTTGACAAGGCCTTTAACACTGTGCTACTGTGGGCAGTTGCTGGAGTAAATTATGGAGAGGATAGAACAGGATGTATTATTGCAAATGGTCTTGCGGACGGTAACGATAAAATCAACATAATGCCAGTGGATAGTGACAGTGATACGTCTTATAGTCTCGTGAATAATGGAAATCAACTTTTTGCTCAAACACGTCCTGCGAATGAGACTCACAATACTTGCTATTACTACTGTTATCAGATTGGATATAACTAGGAGGGAGAACGATAATGGGAAAGAATGGAATACTAAAAAACAAAGCAGGTGAACAGATTTTTCCGGCAACGACAGCTGATCAGGTAGCTTGGAATGATCGTATGAATCTTAAGCAAGCAATATCGGAAAAACTGGGAGCCCCATATGCTGCAAGTACTGTATCTAGCATGACAGATCGGACAAGAATCTACGTCTATACAGGAGATGAATCTGGATACACGAAAGGAAGCTGGTATTACTGGAATGGCAGTTCCTGGGTGTCCGGCGGAGTCTATAACAGCGCGGCGATCCAAACAGATAAAACACTTACGCAATCAGACAAGGCAGCAGATTCGGCGATAGTTGGGCAGCAGATTGGTGAACTAAAGGAATCTTTAGAAATCGAAAAAAATCATACGGAAACAGAATACAAAGAAGAAGTTGTACAATTAGAAATAACGGAAGGACAGGCAATTAGTACAGATGGAGAGCTGTACTCTTCTGCGTATGCAAGATGGGGGAAAGCTTCGGTAGAAGGATTGTGTAAAATAAAAGTGAGTGGACGCTCGCAACAAAACAAAAAATATCCATTAATATCATATTTTGACACTAACGATAAATTGTTAGGTAGTGATTGTGGGGATGGAACTGCCAAAAACTATGTAGATATCGAATTGACAACACCATTAAGAACGGCATATGTAAAAATTAATGGTGCACAAGGAACTAGTACATCTGTAGGACCCAAATTGACAAAAGTATCACAACTAACAGTAAAAGAATTTTTGAACAAAAATAAAAATAATGATAATCCTTTATATGGTAAAAAAATAGTATGTATGGGAGACAGTATAGTAAAAGGACAAGGCTACAACGGGGATACAAAAGGTAACAAATCATATGTTGACATGATTGCAGAAAAAAACAACATGACTTGTATAAATTATGCTGTATCAGGTGCTACGATTATGTCTGGGACAAACGAAACAGTATTTCACATCTGCGATAATATTGAAACAATGGATGAAGATGCCGATTATATTATTGTTGGTGGTGGATATAACGATCATATCTATAGAGGAACTATTGGAAGTCTTACAGATGATTATACTAGCGAAATAACAAATACATCAAGAATAATCGGTGGAACTGAATATATGTGTCGAAAACTATTGGAAAGATATGAAGGAAAAAAGATTCTTTTTGTGTTTTCTCACAAAATTAAAGATACGCCATATACAAAAATAAATGATTATAATAATGGTTCGCACACAATGACAGAAGTACACGATGCTATTGAGAGCGTGTTGAAAAAATACAGTATTCCATATTGTGACCTATACAACATAAGTTGTTTCAATACAGCTATATCAAGTTATCTCAAATATACAGCTAATAATGATGGTACACATCCAACCAAAGAAGGTTATGAAAAATTTTACGTACCATACGTAGAAGCAAAATTAAAATTATTATAGTTAACTAAAGCAGGCTATAGTTAATTAAGAACAAAAATTATAATAAGTAGCACCCGTCCACACAATGAGTAACAAGTGAGGAACAAGGATAGGAAGTATTTCATTCAACTGGATCTGTTCTCCTTTCCCCGCCATTGACAAAGTTTTATAGAATTTATATTAAGAATCATTTAGGTGCTTTAATAATT